GTTGAATATGATAATTTCACTGTTTATGGCTTAGGACAGGTACCTTATATGGATGAATCAAGAAACTTGGATAGTTATGGAGTACCTTGGGATAGAAGTCAATTCAGTGAATTTCATATTAGGGTAAATCCGGACTTTATCGACCATCATGTTCGTTATAGTTATGCTGATTGGGTTTTCTGTACTTTAAAAGCTAAGTATTCTAATTTAGTTAAATCGAATGAAAAGATAGGTGATTTAATTATTTTTCCTAAAACAGACATCCATAAAATTCATGTATATAACAGGGTCTGCGAAGAGACGATTAAGGTTTATCGTAAACTAAAGGGTTGGTCAATGCAAGGAACCAACTTTAATTATTCATTACAATATAGTTATGAATATTGTTTTGAAATTAGGGACTTTGTAATTTTAAGAGTTGTTCCCAAAGTTTATGAGAAAACTTTAATTAGATTTAAAAGATGGCTAGAAAAGATTGCAGATCTTGTGTCCTTTGGATTGTGGGGTAGAAAAACTTATATTCGAAATATTGGCTATGGTTTTGTTATAAGTATCGCAGATGGAAGTGAAGGTCCATTAAGTGGTACAAAGATGACTGAGATATTCATAATGCAAGACATAGTCAATAGAGCAATTAGTAAGGCTTTTTCAGCGAAGACTTACGAAATGGCTGAAATTAGATTGAGAACATGGACAGCTGCTTTCATGACTGAATTGAGTAAAACTGAAGATGCTGTATCCATAGGGTATGCATTATTTATGGTAACTTGTCATGTTTGGCAACTTACAATGGATGAAGATAAACCCCCAATCTGCAAATATTCTGATCCTACAAATAGTCAGTTAATTGATGCCATATATGGATTTCCAGGTGTCAAGAAAGAATTACCTCCATTGAGACCGAATTGTTCCTTCCCTAGAAGACTATACGAAACACTTTGTGATGATGCGCCTAGGATGAAAGTTTCAGGGTTGGTTTATTCTCCTTGTAGGTATAAGAATGTTTGCATACCTAATAATTCTACATTAAATACCCTGAATGCTTTAGCATTTAGGCAAATGAAAGATTATGGTAATACATTTGCAGATTATGAAGGTTTTGAAAAATTTATGAAAACAATATTACCAGTAATCTTTCCAATAAATTCTGTTCATTTACCCACCGCAAAGAAATGGTATGACACAAGAACTCCTAAACAAAAATCTAGGTATAGTCATACTTCATTTGAGGTGGCACATGAAACAGTCAATCATAATCATAAAATAGGAGAAAGGAATGTTTTCCTTAAAACTAATGAAAAATTGTATTGCAAAAATTTAGAAGGGTTTGATGAAGGTGATTATGATTCTTTTCCAATTAGTAGAATTATTATAGCCAATACCGCAGAACAAAATGCGATGTTGGGACCCTACATTTATGCCATTGGAAAAATGATGTCATTGATGCATGGTGGTGATTCAGAGGAAACTGAACATTCATTTTTACAATTTACCCCGAATGAAATTATAAACAACATTTGTTATGCTGGCGGTAAAAATGCAGTGGACATCGGAAAATGGGTACATGACAGGGTTAAGAATTGGGCTAATATACATGCTGCAAGTACTGACTATAGTAAATACGATGCACATCAGCTTTATGAACATAAGTGTGCAGAAATAACTGCCTTATGTCATTGTTTACCAGGTCTGAGTGATCTTAGACAACTACTATCTACTCAAGTACAACAACATGGCCATGGTTTTCAAGGTGTTAGGACTGAAGAATCATGGACTTATGGACTTGATTTTACTAGAGGTTCTGGTGAACAAAACACCTCCAACGGAAACTCAATTTTGAATCTGTTGATGCAATTATGGTGTTTATCTAAACAATTTAATGTCATTAAGGCCTTGAAAGAAGGAAAATTAATTTTACTTTACTTAGGTGATGATTCATTAATTCTTAGTGATTTTAAATGGGATTCTGATGTGTATATACAACATATGAAAGGAGTAGGCATGGATGTCGAGGTAAATATTAGTGGCATTTATGGTGCAACATTCCTACAGCGTTGGTTTTGTCCAACAACCTATAGAGTAGGAGAAACTAGTATTGATACCTACGCCTTAACACCCACAATAGGTCGTAATTTGTGTGGTGCATATGTTTGTACACACAAGGGTTATAATGAGAAACTTTCTAAAGCATGGACCAAACAAAATGCTTTTGCATTTAGGGCTATGTATTCTCATATAACATTCATGCATAATTGGCATGACCTTGTGGAGCGTAGTGTTGATAAGAAGTACAGTCAATATAACTCCCGACTAGAAAGCGAAAAACGCTATTTTATAGTCGAAGAAGGGAGATTATACCCTTGTATAAAACAAATTGACGATGGTATCAACACATTTAATAATGGGAATTTAATAAGAAGCAATAAAAAGATTCGTAACTTAACTCAAGAAGCTATGATGGATCGTTACGGTATAACTTTAAAACATATTTTAGAAACTGAAAAACTTTTTACCACATTACCTAATATGAAAACCTTTGAATCACATTTGTTAGACCCATTTATATTGGTTGATGTTTGTGAACAAATTGAAGATACATTGGATCTTGATTTGTTTTCCAAGTGTCCATATCCTAGCGTACAATTGCAATTTGCTGAAGGACAATTAATATTGGGAGATTTGAGTGATTTTGATATCATTCAAATATCTAACCCCATACAAAACCCTGTTAACCTTCCGAATGCTAGAGATGCTGATAACTTTGAAAGGGAGATACCCGTTGATGTTAATAATGGTATAGTTATCAACAATCTTGCAGATAATCATGAGTTTATTGATGCAAATAGGGCATTAACACCCGAAGAGGTGGCAAGGTTAGCAGAATTCTTCCAACGGCACCCCAATATACCTACAACTATATTGGCTATCGTACAGAATCATAATTCTTTAATTCATTCTTATACCTGTACAGATAGAACGTGTCCTTGTGTACGAGGCGCTAGAGATCAAATACCAGATGCTAATCTGGCTCTAATTGCTAGCGAAACGACACTATTACGTAACTTTTTATTCCCTCCCAGAGCACCTGAAGCTGATGGTTTTGGCAATGGTGTTTTTATGGGAGGTGAACTTCCAGACCCTATGTTATAAACATAGGGCTGGTTCTCTTACATGCTTGACTACTA